GAGCCACAGGGGCCACGGGAGCAACAGGCGCAACGGGTGCCACAGGCGCTACCGGCGCAACGGGTGCCACAGGCGCATCGGGCGCTACCGGAGCAACCGGAGCCACAGGAGCGACCGGAGCGACGGGATCCACGGGTGCAACCGGCGCCACCGGCGCCACAGGAGCGACGGGTGATACTGGACCAACAGGGGCTACTGGTGCCACGGGCGCCACAGGGGCAACCGGGGACACCGGACCCACAGGAGACACAGGACCCACCGGGGACACAGGACCCACAGGAGACACCGGACCCACCGGTGCAACAGGTGCGACGGGAGCAACCGGCGCAGCAGGAGACATCTACTCCACCACATCCGTAACCGCGATGACCATCGCCCTTGGGTCGAAGACCTTCGGCGTTGGTCAGGGCCTGGCGTACATTCCAGGTCAGCAGATCGTTATCGCGCACGACGCGAACAACCTGATGAACGGCGTGGTGGACTCGTACAACACATCCACCGGCGTGATGACCGCGACCGTGTCCTCAATCGTAGGATCCGGCACGTACACATCTTGGGACGTTAGTCTCTCGGGCACACCGGGACCGCTAGGACCCACAGGGCCAACGGGAGCCACAGGCGCAACCGGAGCCACAGGCGCGACAGGGGCAACGGGCGACACAGGACCAACCGGCGCCACCGGGGACACAGGGCCCGCAGGCCCAACCGGAGCGACCGGAGCCACGGGAGCAACCGGCGCAACGGGCGCTACAGGTGCTACGGGAGACACTGGACCAACAGGAGCCACGGGCGCAACAGGAGCGACCGGAGCCACGGGAGCAACTGGAGCCACTGGTGCTACAGGTGCAACCGGAGACACCGGGCCAACCGGAGCCACGGGAGCAACAGGAGCCACGGGAGCCACAGGTGCGACCGGGCCAACGGGGCCGCAGGGAACGTCCACAGGCCTCACGCTCTTCCTAGACGGCGCGACCGCGACCGGACCACAGGCGTACAACCTGCTAGTCGTTCCGAACACCGGAGCGCAGGCAGATCTGTCCAGGGCGACAAACACTAGCACGCCGGTTCTGCTCGGCTCGTTCGTCACACCGGTGGGTGTCCCAAACAACACCTCATTCGTTGGTGGTCTGTGGGAGGCTTATTTTTGGATGGACCACCAAGGTGGTGGCGCGACGTACCGTTTTTGGACTGAGGTGCAGGAGGTTGCCTCCGATGGCGTGACCGTGCTGCACACACTCGCCAGCGGAAACTACGCTTCGGGGACGCTTGTTGCGACATCCGTCGCGACGCTGTGGGAGTACGACCTGTACGTTCCAACCTCCACGCTCGCCTCCACGAGCAGTCGCATACTGCTCAACGTGTACGTGCAGGGTCAGACCGGCAGCACCACCGCGTCATTGTTCATGCGTAACAACACGCAGTCGCACATCGTCACAACGATCGCGTTCAACGTCGCCGGACCCACCGGGCCAACGGGCGCAACAGGAGCAACGGGCGCCACTGGTGCTACAGGTGCCACGGGAGCGACGGGAGACACAGGACCCACAGGCGCAACAGGAGCAACGGGCGCAACAGGCGCAACAGGCGCAACAGGCGCAACAGGTGCTACTGGTGCCACTGGACCAACTGGTGCAACAGGAGCCACGGGAGCGACAGGAGCCACGGGCGCGACAGGCGCTACGGGAGACACAGGACCCACCGGCGCGACAGGTGCGACAGGTGCCACCGGACCGACCGGTGCGACGGGGGCAACGGGTGCGACAGGCGCCGCGGGTGTGGGTCTGCCAACGGGCGGAACCACGAACCAGGCGCTGCTCAAGGTCAACGCCACCGACTACAACGTGTACTGGGGCGACTCGGCTCTGATCGCGTTCACGAACAGCTTCACCGCGCCACAGCGCGGCGCTGTCACCGTGGCGAACACGGGCGCGTTCGATCTTAGCCTGACCAACAACTTCCTGTGCACGCCGACGGGTAACATCACGCTCACCTTCTCGAACATCCCATCGTCTAGCTCTGAGCAGTCGGGTAACATCCTGCTCGTGAACGGATCGGCGTACACGATCTCCGCGGCGGCGACGACGAAGGTGCCCGCGAACACGCTCAGCACAATCTCCGCGACGGGAACGTACTGGGTGAGCTACAAGTCTGACGGTACGAACGTGTACCTGGTAACCAGCGGAGCGATGGCCTAATGCCCGTATACCCAAGCGGAGGAACGATCGCGCAGAGCGTGGGATCGCCGGGCTTCGGCCCCGCGCCCACGCCGTCGTACAACGCATCCGCAAGCGTACGATTTAACCCGGCGGACACGCCCAACTTCGGGTACGTTCCAACAGTAGCAGGCAACAGGCAAACGTTCACAATTAGCACTTGGGTAAAAAGGAGCGGACTCTCTACCCTTCAAAACATTTTAACGGCTAGATCCGGAAACGAAGCAACAGTTTTTCGTTTAACAACATCCGACACTCTTTTATATTACACGCAAAACAGCACGCCAACGCCCACAGCAAATTATCTAACCCTCGCAGTTTTTAGGGATGTTTCCGCGTGGTACCACATGATGGTTTCGGTCGACACCAACCAGTCAACCGCAGCCGATCGAGTAAAAATTTACGTTAACGGTGTGTTGCAAACACTGTCAACTTTAACCGCTGTCTCTCAATACGCGCCACAGGTTATTAACGCAACGGGATATTCACACGCGATTGGTTTTCAACCCACCGTCGGTGAGTACCTTAATGGCTACCTTGCAGACATGAACTTTGTGGACGGCTTGGCGCTAACACCGTCATCGTTCACATCAACCGACGCGAACACCGGCCAGCTCGTCCCAATTCAATACACCGGCGCGTTTGGAATCAACGGCTTCTACCTGCCATTTAGCAGCGCCGCGCTTGCCGCGGACTTGGGTCAGAACCCCAAGACCACCGGACAAGACTACCCGTACTGGAAGAACAGCACGCTCCTGGTTGACACGACCAACACGAACGGGCAGCAGAACAATAGCTTCACAGACTCGGCGCAGTTCGGGATTGGCATCACAAGGAACGGCAACACCACGCAGGGCACCATATCACCGTTCTATTTAGGATCGGGCACGGAGCAAGCGGACGGTTACTACTCGGGCGTGTTTGACGGAACCGGTGACTACCTAAACATACCAAAAGCGTCCACGCTAAACGGGCCGGGCGACTTCACGTTTGAGGCTTGGATATACCCCAACGCCACGGCTAGCGGAACACTTTGCGGGTTTGGTGCGAACGTGCCAACCGGCTACTGCGGTCTGAACTGGCGAATAACCACAACGACCATGCAAACGTACTGGTCCACCAACGGAACCACGGAGACGCTTATTTCTGGAGGGGCCATACAACAAAACGTGTGGCAGCACGTCGCCGCGACAAGGTCTGGCAGCACCATACGACTGTTCTTAAACGGCAGGCAGGTTGGCACGGGCACGGTCTCCGGCGCCCTGTACACCGGCAGCGTGGCGGACGGCGCCCTTAACTCGTACACCATCGGAAGCTACTTCTCAAGCAGCGTGGCGGGCGTTTTCTTTAAGGGCTTTATCTCTAATTTTAGGTACGTGAACGGCACCGCGCTGTACACCGCGAACTTCACCGTGCCAACCACACCGCTCACCGTCACGGGCAACACCAGCCTGCTGACGTGCCAGAGCAGCATATTTAGCGACGCAACAGGAAACACGTCACTGATCACACCAGTAGGCCAAGCGCAGCCCGTGCAAAACAACCCGTTCGGCATGACCGCCTGGTCGGGGTACTTCGACGGCACGGGCGACTACCTGACGTTTCCGGAGCTAAACATACCGGCCTCAACATCTTTTACAATAGAGTTTTTTGTTTCTTGGAACGCCGTGCCGTCCACTTTAAGTATGTTTATAAGTGAAGATGGCGGAAGCGCGTCAAAGTATCTGACCTACAACAACAACGGAACACTACAAGCTCAGATGGGAGGGAGCGCCGCAACGGTGGCATCCTGCCCTTTCTCTTTAGCGAGCAATGTGTGGTACCACATAGCCTTCGTCAGAAACATTAACACCGTAACAATTTATGTAAACGGCGTGGCCCAGACCATGACCCAAGCCACACAATCCGGGGCTTTTTTAGACGCGGGCACCATTAACTACATTGGGCGGTGGGGCGGTTCACCGGAGTACGCATTTAACGGGCAAATGTCTAACTTCAGGGCTGTGGTTGGCACCGCGGTATACACCTCAAACTTCACACCGCCCACCGCGCCGCTCACCGCGATATCCGGCACCCAGCTGCTAACGTGCCAGTCAAGCACGTTTATTGATAACTCTCCAAGTGCGCGCGCGATCACCGTGTTCGGCGACTCGTACACGGGCACGCTGAACAACCCATTCGGCAGCCCGGTCAACTACACCACACCGCCACCGAACGGGTACGGCCTGTACTTCAACGGCGTGAACGAGAACACGTACGTGAGCGTGTCCGCCCCCGTATCGTTCACCACAACCTCCTTGGAGACTGTTGAGTTTGATTACTTCTGCGACGACCTAGCGGATCACTCCAGCACCAGCTCGGTCGAATCTCAGTCTTTCTTTCAAATAACTAGCGGGGCCAGCACCGTATACGTCACGGGGTCAGTGAACACAAGCGGCGCGATAGGTGTAAGCTACAGAAACGGAGCCACAAGCAATACGATCGTTTCCGGGAACAATGTGATAGGAGCCCAGCAGTGGTACCGGATCAAGTGGCAAAAAATTGGCACCACGATGTACCTGTACGTGAACAACGTGTCGGTCGCGGCTCCAGTAACAATCACGGCGGGCGCCCTGTCCTTCACCACGGTGTGGTTGGGTCGGTTCTTTTATGCGGCGAGCTCAATATTTAACGCGTGGTGCGTTGGCAAGATGGCGAACTTTACCATCACACAGAACGGCGCCACGCTTCTTGACACATTCCGCTCGCCGTACCTGAGAGACTTCTCCACCAACAACTACGTGCTCACGCTTAACGGCGTCTGCTCTCTTGGTCCGTACTCACCCACCATGCCAAGCTCATTGTACAACGCAACGAGCATGGGAGGGTCGGCGTACTTTGACGGCACCGGCGACTACCTGACCCTCGCAAACTCCGCGTCCTTGCAACTAGGCTCCAACACGTTCACCGTCGAGGGATGGTTCTACTTTAGCACGTTCACCGCCGTAGATCCCTTGTACGTTCTAAACTCTGCCTCTAGCTACGCCGCGCTCCGGCTCCAACGAGACACCGCCAGCACCATCAGCGTGTACCTGAGCAACAACGGAAGCTCGTGGGCCAACCAAATCACAAACATCGGCAGCTTCGCTGCAAGCACCTGGAACCACATCGCCGTGACACGCGACGGGACGAGCGGCGTAATCCGGGTCTACCAAAACGGCGCGTTAATAGGAAGCGCGACCAATGCCTCCGCGCTGCACGCGGGAACGGTTAACTACATAAACGCAATCCAAAGCGGAGGAACTCCCGGCATAGGATACTCCAAGTACATCTCCGGGTTCCGGGTTCTCATAGGCCGCAACCTGTACCCCACGTCCTTCACACCGCCCGTCGCGCCACCCACGAACATACTGCTCACCAACTTCTTGGCTAACTTCACCGCCGCGGGCATCTACGACGCCACCGGCAACAACGCAATTGAGACCGTTGGCAACGCACAGGTGAGCACCGCGGTGAAAAAGTGGGGCGAGTCGAGCATGTTCTTCGACGGGAGCGGCGACTACCTAACCATATCAAACGCCAGCAACAGTGTTGTTTTTGGCACCTCCGACTTTACGATTGAGCTTTGGGTTTACTTTAGCTCTTTTGCAGGCAACCCCATGGTCTACGACGCCAGACCCTCGGGCACAAATGGCGCGTATGTGACAATTTATGCGGTAACCACCGGAGTGTTGAATTTGTTTGTTAACAGCCTCGACAGGATTACTAGCTCTGCTTTATCTATTAACACCTGGTACCATGTCGCCATAAGTCGTGTATCGTCCAGCACCAGGATGTTCATCAATGGCACCCAAGCGGGGGCTACGTACTCAGACTCAACCAATTATCTAAACGGTACCGGAAGGCCATTTATAGGTCTCAACTCAAACACAACAACCACAAGCTATTTCAGCGGGTACATGCAAGACGTGCGAATCACCAAGGGCGTGGGCCGCTACTCTGGCAACTTCACACCGCCCGCCGCCGCGTTCGCGTACAACCAGTACGACATTGGGAACCAGCAGTGGGCGCCCACGAACATATCGGTCACCGCGGGCATCAACCAAGACAACCTGGTGGACAGCCCCTCGGACTACGGCACGGACACCGGCCTGGGCGGCCAGGTGCGCGGGAACTATTGCACACTCAGCCCTCTTAGCGGCGATACAAGCGCCGTCTTGTCAAACGGCAACCTGACAGTAACCGGCGGGACGTCGTCTGGAAACTCCAGGTACGGTACGTTCGGGGTGTCTTCCGGTAAGTGGTACTGGGATTACACCATGACAATTATCGGGGTGAACGGTCAAATGGCCGGTGTCACGACCGACATAACCCAAACAACAGGATTGACAGGCGTCAAGGGCTACTACTTCAACGGCAATAAGTACGACGGCGCAACGCCATCGGCGTACGGCGCGACGTTTACAACCGGCGACGTTATTGGGGTGGCGCTTGACATGGACGCCGGCACCATAACGTTCTACAAAAACGGAGTGTCACAGGGAGTGGCGTTCTCCGGATTAACCGGAACATACTTCCCACTGGCTCGTATATCGGCAGGCATTCAAGGCGATTTCAACTTCGGCCAGCGCGCCTTCGCCTACGCCGCCCCGACCGGGTTCAAGTGCCTGGTCTCAACGAACCTGCCCACCACAAACAACATCGGCGCGACGAGCAGCACACGCGCGGATGACTACTTCAACCCGGTGCTATACACAGGAACGGGAGCAAGTCTAGGCGTTACCGGTGTTGGGTTCCAACCCGACCTGGTGTGGGTAAAGGGACGAAGCGGCGCAACCAACCACGGGTGGTACGACGCGGTCAGGGGAGTACAAAAACAATTAGAGAGCAACACAACCACCGCGGAAACTACTCAAACAACCGGTCTGACAGCGTTCGGGTCCGATGGTTTTACGGTGGGCTCATTGGCTCAGCTCAACACCAGCGCCGCGACATACGTCGCGTGGAACTGGAAGGCTAACGGCGCGGGCGTGGCTAACACGGCGGGTACCATACCCTCAACGGTCAGCGCGAACACGACCAGCGGGTGCTCCATCGTAACCTACACCGGGACGGGAGCTAACGCCACCGTGGGCCACGGCCTGGGCGTGGCGCCAAGTTTCATAACGATCAAGCAAAGAAACGGCACGTGGTCTTGGATGACGTACCACGCAAACATACCGGTGAACTCGTACCTTCTATTAAACGCCACGGACGCTCCTGCTACTAGCAGGCCCGACGTTTACAACGGCGCTCCGTCGTCCACCGTCATTAACATCGGCAACAACGCAACCATAAACGGCAGCGGTTTGACCTATGTGGGGTACTGTTTCGCGCCCGTGAGTGGATTCAGCGCTATGGGGGTTTACACGGGCAATGGTTCGGCGGACGGACCCATGATCTACACAGGATTTCGCCCCGCGTATGTGCTGATCAAACGATCATCCGCTATTGAAAGCTGGTGCCTCATGGACTCCAAGCGGGAGGGATACAACGTAGACAACGACCCACTGTTTCCTAACCTAACCAACGCGGAGGGAACTCAAGACTTTTTAGACTTGCTATCCAACGGTTTTAAGTTACGGTCTACCGACACCGGGGTAAACGGAAGCGGAACCTACATCTACATAGCCTTCGCAGAATTTCCATTCAAGTACTCTAGGGCACGATAATCATGTTCACACTAAACGGCAACCCAATCGACATCTACAACCCGATCACCATCGAGGGCATAACCTACCCGCACCTGAGAGACGCGCAGCTACGCGCTGATCTGGGCGTGGTCGAGGCGCCGGACCCCGAGTGGTACGACCAAAGATTCTACTGGGGCCCCAACAACCCCAAGCAGTTGAACGACGAGACCGTCACACCCGAGGGCGCGGACCCGTACGTCCAAACCGGTCTGAAGACGCAGCACATCGCCCAGACCAAGGACACCGCGGGCAAGATCCTCGCACAAACCGACTGGTACGTCACACGGAAGTACGAGCGTGGCGTTGAGATTCCGGCCGAAATAGCCTCAAAACGTGCATTAGTAGTAGCAGAGGCTGACCGATTAGAGGTAGCGATTCAGGGCTGTGGCACCGTAGAGGAGCTGATAGAAGTGCTGAACGACCAGAGGTGGCCCGCATAACGAAGAGGGCCGCCCATGAGAATCGCCGTGTACGCGATTAGTAAGAACGAAGAGCAGTTTGTAGAAAGATTCTGTAACTCGGCAAAAGACGCCGACCTGGTGATGATAGCGGACACTGGGTCCACGGACGACACCGTGGGCCTGGCTAGGGACCACGGCGCGACCGTGAACCACATCTGCATCACACCGTGGAGGTTTGACAAGGCCCGCGACGCGGCTCTTGCGCTCATACCCAAGGAGTACGAGGTGTGTATCTCCCTCGACCTGGACGAGATCCTGGAGCCCGGCTGGCGCGAGGAGATCGAGCGGGTCTGGGTACCCGGCAAGACCACCCGCCTGAACTACCTCTACGACTGGGGCGCGGGCGTGAAGTTCATAACGAACAAGATACACGGCAGGAAAGGGTACCACTGGAAGCCTCCCTGCCACGAGATGCTAGCGATCGACCCGCGCGTCACCGAGGTGATGGCGCACACCGACAAGCAGCTGATCACGCACCTCCCGGACAACACAAAGTCCCGCGGCCAGTACATGGAGCTGCTAGAGGTCGGCGTGAAGGAGGACCCGCACTGCCCGCGTAACTCGTTCTACTACGCGCGCGAGCTCACCTTCTACGAGCAGCACGACAAGGCGATCGCGGAGCTTAACCGGTACCTTGCCCTGCCACTCGCGCTTTGGAACCACGAGCGCGCGTACGCGATGAGGCTCATCGGGCAGTCGATGTTTGGCAAGGGAGAGGACGGAACGCCCTGGTACCGCAAGGCGGTGATTGAGGCCCCGGAGGTCAGAGAGCCGTGGGTTGAGCTAGCAAACGCCTGCTACAAGACAAGCCGCTGGGAGGAGTGCTACTCGGCGGCGTGCAGCGCGCTCAAGATAACCGAGCGACAGTACAACTACACATCAAAGCCCGAGTCCTGGGGCTCACTGCCACACGACCTGGCCGCGATCGCCGCGTACCGGATGGGGTGGAAGGACAGGGCGATAGAGCACGGAACCAAGGCGCTTGAGATAGACCCGAACGACGAACGACTAAAGAAAAACCTGGAGTACTACAAGGAATAAACATGGCACAGGCAGGTTACACACCACTACAACTATTTCACAGCGCCACCACCGGCGCCGCTCCCACCGCGGGTCAGCTGGTCGACGGCGAGCTCGCGCTAAACACACGCGACCAAAAGCTCTACTTTAAGGACGCCACGGGCGCGGTGCAGTACTTCAACGTCACCGGGCCAACTGGACCCACGGGCGCAACCGGAGCCACTGGTGCCACAGGCGCTACGGGCGCTACGGGAGCAACCGGTGCGACAGGTGCCACAGGAGCTACTGGTGCCACGGGAGACACAGGACCAACAGGCGCAACCGGCGCTACGGGTGCGGCAGGAGCGAATGGAGCAACCGGTGCAACAGGTGCCACTGGTGCAACAGGTGCCACTGGTGCAACAGGTGCCACTGGTGCAACAGGTGCCACTGGTGCCACGGGAGCCACCGGGGATACAGGCCCCACTGGAGCGGCCGGAGCTAACGGAGCGACGGGTGCAACGGGCGCAACGGGTGCGACAGGTGCAACGGGCGCGACAGGTGCAACGGGGTCGATAGGCCTTGGATACGAAAACCTGACCAGCTCAACATCGATCGCAGTTGGCACCGGATCAAAGACGTTCACCACAAACAAAAGCGCAACAGAGACAGCCTTCGCGGTCGGGCAAACCGTTCGGGTGTTTTACGTACTAGACCCCACCATCTTCATGGCGGGGACAATCACATCATTTTCAACAACAACCCTGGTACTCAGCGTCTCATACATTGGAGGCTCAGGCACCTACGCAAACTGGGCGATTACAGCGACCGGCGCGGTGTACACAAACCCCATCGCCATCGGAACCGGATCTGGAAGTGTCTCAACCGCGAGCAATGCTATCTCCATTGGATTAAACGCCGGCACAGAGCAAAACACCGACTCCATAGCGATTGGTAATGGATCCGGGGTGACAGGACCGTTCGGCCCGATTGGAACCCAATCGATAAGCATAGGAAAGTTCTCCAGGGCACAAGGGACATCGTCTATTTCGATAGGAGAGAACGCAACCTCAAACGGGACCAACTCAATCGCTATTGGAAAAGACGCAAGCGTCAATGGTAGCAACAACTCCATCGTCCTAAACGCAAGTTCCTCCGCTCTAAATGCCAACGGCAATAGCAGATTCTTCGTGCGACCCATCCGCAGCGAAACCGTTTCCGGTTCGATGAGGGCGCTGTACTACAACACCTCAACCTTTGAGATCACGTACCAGCCATGATTACCAAGTACGAGCTATCCGTAGAGACAATCAATGAGGTGCTGTTCTACCTATCCAACCGGCCATACTCCGAGGTGTACCAAATGATCGCCAAGATCAAGGAAGAGGCCACCCTATTTGAACTATCACAACAGCTGAAACAAAAGGAATCAGATGGAATCACAGGACCTAATTAACATAGCGATCGGCTTGGCCGGCTTCTTTGGTGGTTGGGTCCTGAACAGCCTCTCAAAGTCAATCATCCGCATTGAGGATCGTATCGCGGAGCTGCCGCTGATATACGTCACCAAGGACGACTTCAAGCGCGACATTGACGAGATCAAGAGCATGCTCATCCGCATATTCGACAAGCTCGAGGACAAGGCAGACAAGTGATATGGTAGGGATTGACACCATACTGAAGATAGGCGAGAAGGTCTTGGATCGTGTGCTACCCGATCCAGCTGCCAAGGCAGAGGCCCAGGCGAAGCTCATGGAGATGGCTCAGAAGGGTCAGTTAGCCGAGCTACAGGCCGATAGCGTAGAGGCGCAAGAGCTAACCAAGCGATTGCAGGCGGACATGTCCTCAGACTCGTGGCTCTCAAAGAACATCCGACCCGCGACGCTGATATACATTCTGACCGCGTACCTGGCGATGGTAATCATGGACGCTTCAGGTCTTGACATATCGGACAATTTTGTATCTCTCTTGGGCCAGTGGGGCATGCTGGTGATGTCATTTTATTTTGGGGGCCGCACCCTTGAGAAGATCATGGACATGAAGGTTAAGAAGTGAACCTCTCACCAAACTTCACCCTGTCCGAGATGACGAAGAGCGAGGCCGCGCTGCGTCACGGCATCGACAACACGCCCAACGAGCAGCAGATTGAGGCGCTCATGGCACTCGCGCAGAACGTGCTACAGCCCGTCCGCGATCACTTCAAGCGAGGCGTCAAGTGCAACTCCGGGTTCCGCGCGCCAGCCGTTAACCAGGCGGTCGGTGGCAGCCCCACATCGGATCACTGCAAGGGGCAGGCCGCGGACATTGAGATTCCTGGCGTGTCTAACTACGAGCTCGCGAAGTGGATCGCCGACAACCTGAAGTTTACGCAGGTTATCCTGGAGTTCTACACGCAGGGCGTGCCAGACTCTGGCTGGGTGCACGTCTCGTACGACCCAGGCAAGCTAAAGAATGAAGCACTGACAGCAGTAAAAAAGGACGGCCGCACGGTCTATTTAACTGGATTACAAAAGTAAGGAGAAGTACCATGGAAGGATTCAAAGCAAACCCAAAGATGAAGTGCGACCTGCCTTGTTTCAAGGAGGGCGGCTATGTTAAGCGCGATAAGTCTACGCACTCTGAGAGCACCGAGATGAAGAAAGACGTTGCTCAAGACAAGAAGATTGTCAAGAAGGCGTTCAAGATTCACGACGAGCAGTCACACGACGAGAAGACCGACCTCTCTAAGTTAAAGAAGGGCGGCCGCGCCAAGAAAGATGTTGGCACCGTAAAGAAGTACAAGAAGGGCGGAGCAGTAGACGCCGCTGAAAAAGGCAAGCCCTCTGGCGACAAAAGTAAGATTAAGAAGGTAACAGCAAAACCAAAGAAAGCAAAGACACCTTCAAAGGCTGCTACCAAAGCTCCCGAAGTCCCTGGTATGGACATGGGCCCCTCGGGCAGCATGGGTGAAATGTCAGCTCCTCCTGCCGCAGGCCCTATGGCAGCAGCACCGAGCCCAGCGATGGGTATGCCGCAAGAGTTTGCAAAAGGCGGCCGGCCTTTCTTTAATGAAGAGCCCGATGATGCAACAGCACCAGTAAAGCGCCGCCCTATGAAGCGTCCTATGCAAAACAAAAGCGCCATATCAAATGCAGAGCGTCAAGGGATTATGAATATGTTCCAGGGCGGTCCTGATGGTATGTCTGGCGTTGGGTCGATGAGAGCTCCGTCTGCTGCAATTGGAAATGCAGGAATGCAGGGTATGGGCGCTGTTAGTGATATGGAGCGCGAGAACCTGATGAAGGGTCTGGAGGCCGTTGGGACATATTGCGGCGGTGGGAAGGCATACTAATATGCCTATGAAATCAAAAGCCCAAATGGGCGCGATGTACGCCGCAGCCGAGGGTAAGTCTACCCTTGGCATCCCAAAGAAAGTCGGCAAGGAGTTTGTTGCCGCTGGTAAGGCAAAGAAAAACTTACCAGAGCGCGTAAAGAATAGCGCACCAAAGCGGACGAGTGGCCGCGGGAGATAAACAATGGCCTACTCAGGCACCACAAACCAGACCAAGGTAAACGTAGCGCAGATGATTGAGTTTGCATTCCGTGAGGCTGGAAAGCCCGCGGAAGAGCAGACGCCTGAGTACATTGAGGCGGGCAAGCTTGCCCTCTTTTACATTCTGCAAAATCTCTCAAACAGAGGCGTTAACCTGTGGATGCTGGAGAACTACCTCGCCGGCACGGTCAAGGATCAAACGATCATACAACTGCCACAGGGCACCGTGGACGTGCGCGAGGCCAACTGGCGCTATTTAGTAACGCCCGCAATCTCGGCTGCACTGCCTGCTAGCAACTCCACTGCGCCAAACTTGTTCGACAACAATTTGGTAACCTTCGGTACGTCAACGTTACAAAACAACTGGTTCGGCGCTAACTACGGATCAGCTCAGCGTATTTACCAAGTGGGGTTTAACTCATACGGCGCTCAGACGCTGAACCTGGTATACGAGACCAGTGAGGACGGGGTTACCTGGACACTACGATACACTCTGCCTACGGTTACATTAGCCGATTCGCAGTGGTACTATTTCCCGGTAGACCCAAGCCCAGGCCACAACAACTTCCGCATTCGCAACACTGGCAATACAACGTTCTCGTTACGTGCCCTTTCTTTTTCTTATACGCAGCAAGACATCCCGCTCGCACGACTAAACCGTGACGATTATTGGAGTCTACCCAACAAACAATTCGAGAGCGACCGGTCTTTGCAGTATTGGTTTGATCGTCAGATCAACCCGCAGATGTATCTGTGGCCAATACCAAACAACGACTTCCAAATGTTCCAGCTTCTAATTGAGAAGCAGATTGAAGACGTTGGGGATTTATCAAACGAGCTCTACGTTCCAAATCGTTGGATCGCGGCGGTACAAAAGATGTTATCACACCAGATGTCACTGCAGCTTCCTGGAGTTGATCTTGGACGAATTCAGTATCTTGATGGTCAGGCCAACTACTGGCTGACACAGGCCGAGGCTGAAGAGCGCGATAAGTCGCCGGTGATGTTAACTCCCAACGTTTCATATTACACGAGGTAATCATGCCAGCACCAGTGTTGACCTATGACACGCTCATACAGGACATCATCCGGTACTCTGAGCGCGACGATCAGTCATTCGTAGAGCAGATCCCGAGAATGATTATGCTTGCCGAACAAGAGATTGCGGCGCAAGTAAAAACACTTTGGGAGCTGGTTGTCGTAGAAACTACTTTGCTTTCCGGCTCTCAGGGCGCGACCCTGGAAAAACCAGCCCGCTGGAGAAAGACCGTCTCAATGAAGATCAACGGTCAGCCAGTTCTGTTGCGCGGTCAGGATTATGTAGCCCAAGCACAGAATGAGTTAGCAAGCGGACAGCCAAAGTACTACTCAGACTACGACTACAATCACTGGGCGTTTGCGCCCATACCAGACGCGCAGTACCAAGTTGAGATCATCTACTACAACCGTGTTCAACCTCTTGCAGATGACAACCAGGAGAATCTGATAACACGAGAGGCTCCGCAGGCTCTGTTGTTTGGTTCTTTATTACAAGCCCAGCCATACCTCAAGAGCCCAGACAAATTACAGATATGGACTCAGCTCTATAACAACTCTATGGGCGCACTAACAAAAGAAGACGCGACTCGTAGAGTCGACAGGAACACATCCGTTCAGGAGTCACAATAATGCCTACCTTTACATCGCCTTTCACCGGAGACGTGGTACAGCCCACAGACGTAAGCTACACCGCACTAGCGATTGAAGATAACGTCACACTATCTTGGCCGCCATATACCGTGCCGGGAGATGGCACCGTCGCGGCATCGCGGATCATGGACTGCACTCCGGACGCCGCTGGTTGGGTTGTCACGCTGCCACCTGGTAGCCAGGGATCAACCGGCACGGACATCCTCTTCCGTAACATGGGAGCCGATAGCTTCTTCGTTGAGGACATCGACGGCTTTCAGGCCATTGAGATCTTGGCGGGTGAGTCACGCTACGTGTACCTGTCGGACAACACCACAGACGCCGGCACCTACGAGAACGTAACCTTCGGCGCGGGCACATCCGCCGCTGACGCCGCCACCCTGGTTGGTAATGGACTGGTTGACATCCTCGGCCGACTGGCTACCGGATCTCAGGTGGTTCAGATCTCAACAAACACAACGCTCACCGAGAACAACCGATCCGCCACCTATGTGTGGAACGGCGGCGCGGGCACGATCACACTGCCAAGCACCGCCACGGCAAACACTGGCTGGTTCGTTAACGTTCGTAACAGCGGCACCGGGTCAGTAGTCATAACACCACCCGCCACCAAGACAATCAACGGGCTCAGCAGCCTGAGCATGTTCCCGTCGGACTCCGCGGTAATCATCATGGACTTCTCTACGGGCAACTTCTTCACGGTTGGTCTGCCACGCCAGGTTGACGTGTCCTTCACCGCGGCGACGTACGACGTTGATAGTATCGTGGGCAACACCTTGGATCTGACAACGTACGCGCCAACGATCCAAACGTATGTGGCGCTCTCAGGGACGCGAACCGTAGACCTGGACGTTGTCCTGCCGGCGATCACGCAGATGTACATCATCAGCAACCAGACCGGGCAATCGTCCTACGACATCAACGTCGAGGTGACAGGCACCGCGCTGCCACCGATTCAAATCGCCAACGGATCCTCTGCGATTATTCTGACGAGCGGGTCAAATGCGTTCTTGCTCACACAGGCCTGGATCTACATCTACTACGCGGTAAACGGCACGGCAGGGGCTCCGTCGTTCTCGTTCTCAAACGACACCAACACCGGCATGTACCTGAAAGCCACGAGCAAGCCAGCAATCTCCGCGGGCAGCACAGACATGATGGTTGTGGACAACACAAATCCATTATCACCAAAGACAACATTTACCGGCGAGGTTAAGGCTGGGCTCATCAGCGGCGGCACATTCTAATGGCAGATCAAAACCTATCCGTTGTTTACACTCTAGGTCTCCAGCCGGGGATCAAGCGTGACGGCACGACATTTGAGTCCCGTGAGTGTACTGACGGATTGTGGAACCGCTTCCAACGTGGCACGCCACGCAAGATTGGCGGGTACTCCAGGATGTTCTTGGACAAGTATGGGATTGCCCGTGGCATCATAGCAAACGCATACAACGGCCAGAACTTTATCTTTACTGGTACCGAGGACACGATTGACGCATTCACGACTAGCCTGTCATTCGCAGCGGGTACAGGACCAAGCAAGGCGGTGATAAAGGTTGGGTATGCCCAAACAACCGTAACGTCCAACACGAGCTCAACCTTCGTGGTCGCGGGAGATCTGACGGCTAAGTTCCCTGCCGCCACAAAGGTTGTGTTCAGCCAAACCCCTGGCGCGACACAGTACACTGTCTCAGGGTCTGTCCACGCTGCCGGTAACACCACCGTCACTGTAACACCGACAAGCATACCGGCGTCGCAAACAAACGTGTGGATAGCCGATGTAGAGTTTCAGCCAAACGCTGCGAACCTGTGGCAGTTTGATATGCAGTACGATCCCCAGGGCGGGGCTATGCAGGTCATTGCCCACCCAGGTCAAAACCTTAACAACATCGTTGAGGACAACCCCACGCAGGTTCTTTATGGCGGGATATTGCCAAATGGTGGCGTATGGGAATTTTACGGTTTAGCCGATGTATCAGGCAACAACCCAACATACGCACCGGTAACATGTGATGGTGGAATTGTGATGCTCTACCCGTTCCTATTCATATATGGGTCTGACGGGCTAATTGCCAACAATCACGTAGATGCCGTATACACCGATCAGAACCTATCTAATTGGAACGGACCGTTGGCTAATAGAGTTAACATGGCCGCTGGTAAGGTTGTGAAGGGCATGCCGGTTCGTGGCGGTACAAACTCGCCGTCTGGTTTGTTCTGGGCAACAGACAGTTTGATCCGGGTATCTTTTACTGGTAACTCTGCTCAATACTGGAAGTACGACATTATTTCTAGCCAGATCTCTGTTCTATCATCCAACGCTATTGTTGAGATGGACGGGATATATTATTGGATGGGCGTTGATCGTTTCTACATGTACAACGGCTCCGTTCAGGTCTTACCTAACGATAAGAACCTAAACTGGGTATACGAAAACCTGAACTTTGCTCAACGCCAAAAGGTGTGGGCAACCAAGGTTCCCCGTTTTAATGAGATCTGGTTCTTTTATCCCAGAGGCACATCGACAGAGTGCAACGACGCAATTATCTACAATGTAAAGGACAAGATCTGGTACGACGCCGGATCCGCAACCGGGGCATATAGAAGCTGCGGATACACCACCGAGGTGTTCCCTACACCAATCTGGTGCGGGTGGGAGTATGACTTTACCGTGGGTCAACCAGATGTCACAATCGCCACTCCGGCGGGCGAGCCTGCGCCAACCTCGTCACAGTTCTACCTGGACGGTGACGTGACGCCAAAGTACTCTCCAAACAAGACGGTACAGTTTACAAACCTACCATCGGGCACCTCGTACTTAATTAGCACCGTGGTGTACGACCCCGCGACTAATGCGACCCTTGTGACGGTCACTGAGGCGATCAGCCCGTACCCAAGCATTGGGGACTCAGTCTTCCCAACCACAACCGGGTACGCGATGTGGCAGCAAGAGATTGGAACGGACAAGGTAGAGCCTACGGGACAGACAGCGATCCCTGCATACTTTACTACCTGCGACATTAGCTGGGTCGGAGGTAACCCGTCTCAGGACGAGGCCAAGGGTATCAACCGACGGCTACACCTTCGCCGGGTAGAGCCGGACTTTGTGCAGACCGGTGAGATGACCCTGGAGGTTATCGGTAAACCATTTGCCCAATCACAGGACAACAACTCCCCGATCTTTACCTTTACCCCGGACACAGGGAAGGTAGACCTGCGGATTGAGAACCGGGAGACCAGACTCAAGTTTGGCTCGAACGTGGCCGGCGGAAGCTACCAGATGGGGCGTGTCCTTGTGACCGCTGAGTTTGGCGACGAGAGGCCCTGATGCCTGAAATAATCCAGAGCATACCCTTTATCGCGGCGGACGCGACCTGGGACTCTTGGAACGGCAATATGCTGCATTACTTTGGCGAAGAGCCTCTGCCCAGGGTTGACGAGGCTGAATGGCCCGAGTTTGCCAGGCAGATGATCCAGCTAACAGCCTTCGCGGCCTTTGGACTACCCACCCCAGACGGGTTTGGAACCTGGCAGGACTGGGTTTCAACGGTGGTCACCATGGTTAACGGACCCACAAGCTAGGGCCAAAAAGGCTCTCAGTTGTGCATTAGTGGATATAGGAATGTCTCGGGTCTGTATAGGCTCTGCCCACATAAAAATGTAGTCTGATTTTTGATTAGAGGATTCGATGATTGATTCCAAGCACCAGCAACTGAGCTCTGAGGAGATTGTAAACATCGCCACCCAGAACACTGGTTCACCATACTCTCCTGAGCAGGTACAGGCCGCTGTCGCAACCGAGTTGCGCCAGGAAGATACTGTTTGCCTACGCGAGGGTAATACTCTATTCATTGTTCATCGCGCTCCTAAGAACCCGGACATTGCCGTATTTCGCGCACTGAACGCAGACACCCCCGAGAACTACCTACAAAGCAGCGTCGTCTTTACTGAGACGATGAAGTCCATGGGCTTTCGCGCCATGGTAACCACATTCTACGATGAATCTCTTTTGAACATCTTTCGATACATTGGTAAAGACAAACCCAAAGGTATGGGATACCAAGTAAGCCGTCTTCAAGACGGGGCCCTTCGAGTTGTTGTTCAGCTGCGACCATCCGTTAAGGGAGGATTGCAACAATGAGCGCCGTCGTTGAGTTTGTAGAAGATGTTGGTGACGCCATTGGTGACGCAGTTGAGACCATTGGTGATGTGGCTGAGGACATAGTTGATACCGTAGTTGACGTCGTTGAGGATGTTGGCAAGACACTAGAGAAGACCGTACAAGCCGCACTAGATGATCCGCTTAAAACAATTGCAACCATTGCTGCAATAGCAACACAGCAGCATTACTTAATTCCATACATCAACGCTGGGGCAACATTAGCTCGCGGTGGTAGTTTTGAGGACGCGCTAAAGTCATACGCTATTTCTACCGTATCCGCGGAAGCTGGTAGTTTTGTTGGTGGCGAAGTGTCGGGCTTGTTGGGTGACACGGTAGGCGCCGGAGCAGCAGAAGTTATTGGAAAGGCGGTTGGCGCAGGAACATCAGGAGCAACCTCCGCAGCTTTGACAGGCGGAGATGCGGAAGACGCATTCTTAAATGCAATAGTGAATTACGGCGTTCGTTCCGGCGTAAACTATAGTCTAAATCAGGCCGGGCAAATTGTTGACCAAATGGGTCGACCTGCACCAGAAGATGTGGTTCAAGCAATCAACGCTGACACAGCGCAGTCCTTGGGTGGCAACACGGTAACATATGACGATGGTAGTAGCATAACTTATGATGCAGCCGGAAACCCTGTAAGCGCAACCGCAACCGATGGTACCAACATATTCTTTAACCCGCAGACTGTGGATGAATACCTATCGTCTCGGGAGCCAATTACGGGAGATGTGGAGTCTGGCGAGCCGGTAGAAACTCCAGGAGAAGGCGTCACAGAGGCTCCAATTGAAGGTGAACCAACTACAGAGACACCTCTTGGTGAAGCTCCTGGTGTAGTGACAAACCCGGATGGCACCACAACACAAACGTTTGACGACGGAAGCACCATAACGTTTGACGCTGATGGCAACCCAATATCTGCATCAGACACTGACGGTAACCTTGTGGACATGCCGCTTGGTGGAGATGTTGGTGATCAGGCGCCAACCGGAGAGGCTACTCCTGGTGAAGACGCCGTGGGCGAGCCAACCGAAGACGTGGGTGACCAAGCGCCAACCGATGAGTCTGCCCTTGGTGAAGATGCCGTGGGAGAGCCATCTGAAGATGTAGGCGACCAGGCACCAACGCCTGAGTCCCAGCTGGGTCCAACAATGACCCGCAACCCAGATGGCTCCATCACGCAAAAGTTTGACGATGGTAGCAGCATAACATTTGATGATAGTGGTAATGTGCTTGGCACAACCGACGCCACCGACTTAGGTGCCGATTCTGGTTTGAATTGGGGTGGAGTTGGTAGATACGCCAGAAACCTGTTTGCAAACCAGCTGTCCGGCAACATCATGCGTCAAATTATGGGGCAGCCGGAGCTAAAAAGATCTACCCTAAGACCTACCAGAGGGCCTGGTAGGTATGGCGTAACAGGAGCAAACCTTGAAGATATTGCTGAAGACATATTCAGCTTTGCTTCTAAACCGGAAGAAGATGAAGGCGTATCTAACTTTAACCTTGATCAG